GGTTGTACCACCCTCAACTATCAACGGTTGTGTTAATAATTCTTTGCTTTCATTAGCTGTTAATGCTGCTGCCTGTATAACAACAATACCATTATTTGTAACGGTAGGTGTAGGAGTTCCTGCCGATTTAACTATAATAGATTTAATAACATATGTTTCACTTACTAAAGGATTACCAGATCCAAACGGATTTTTTTCTGTGTTATCTGTATTAGCATTTAATCCTACAAATTTATATTGGTTTACTACTGCCATTAATCTAAAAAGAAACTTCTAGCTTCTATCTCCTGTTTTAATTCTTCTTGAAACGTACTATTTAATTTTTCTAATACAGCATCTAAATCTCTTACTAAAGATTGTGCTACATCTCTTTCGTATTCGTCACTAGCTCTAGTTAATGTTTGTACTATCTTTGCCATTACATATCTCCTACATTAACAATATTATTGTATGTTTGTGATCTATCAGACATTAACTTACTAAATTCTTCAAATGATAATGGAGATCCCATAGGAGCATCTAGTAAATAATTATTATATGCTGCTTTAAGCATAGTGCTTAAGTTTGAAGGATCACCTTCTGTAAAACTTGTTAAAGATATTTTTTCATCTTCAAAATCTTCAGGCATTTGACCACCTAAAGTTAATTGATTAAATTGAGACATGTCATCATAAAATTTATTTCTAAATAATCCCTGGCCTTTGTCATACATACTACCAATAGCACCACCTACAAATGGTATACCAGTTAATAAACTTGCAAGACCACCTAATATTCTTCCACCATAGCCTGGTTTAAGATCACCAAAATTGGATTTAGTAGGATCTACATATTGGTTCGTGTAACCATATTTATTAGCACCACCAAATAAAGAACTTGCTCCAGTATATTTTTGTGTAGGACCAAATCTTGTTTCGCCTACAAAATCTTCTTTTTCTCTAGGGTCTGATAATGTTCCTCTAACAACGTCTGTAAAACCACCAGTGCCTCCTACACGAGATGGACTTGTGTTTGCAAATCCTGCGTCTGATCCTCCGCCTGAATAACCACCAGTATTTACAGATCTATCATTTGGTCCACCCATAGTGTCACCACCATGTCTAAACATTTGTCTAGCTTGTTGTAAATTTGTAATAGCCATTATCGTCTTCCTCCAGCATGTATATCTAACCTAAAAGTACCTAACTTCCAACTAGTATCTACTGCAGTATTAGATATCGTAAGAGCAATAGACCTAGCTCTTGCACGTGTGTCTACTTTTGTTGTAGCAGATGTAATTGTAAAAGGCCCTAATGATGAACTTGCTGATGCATTATTAGGATAATTTCTTAAATCTAATTGTATAATTGTATTACCTTGTTGTGCAATAAAATCAGGTACAATTCTGCTAACTCTCATAATATTTTCACCGTCTCCTCTAAGGTCAGCTAAATTAGTAGCAGCTCCTCTGATAACTTTTTGTGTTATATCATAATCTCCAGAAGTAATATTAGCTGGTATTGCAGTTGTAACTGCTCCTGATTCTACTTGATTAACTCCTGTTTCGTGTTCAAAATATATTGTAGTTCCATCAGTGTTACCTTCTACATCAAAAGAGTTATCATCACCTGCATCGTATTTAGTTCCATGTGGTAAACCAAATACCGCTGAGTCTTCCCATGTACTTCTTACAAAAAGAGTACTATCATTTGTAAACCATATTGGTCGTTTAGCTGTTGAATCTAAATAACTATAAGTAACAGCTCTGTTATTAACATTAGATGTAGACGTTGGATAAAACCAAGTTATTTCTCCAAACAAGTTATTAATGCCTGCATAAATTAATTGACTAGATGTTGTGTTAAGATCATCGTAAACATAATCTTCTACTAAACAATCCATAGATTCTAGTTTACCTGTATATCTAAAGAAACCATTTTCTGACATCCAATATGCAGCACCATCAACTTCTACAGCTGCGTTCATTCCTATCAATCCACAGTTAGTTCCTACTTGTTCAAAAGCAAATGTAAAAGGCTGACCAACAAAACGCATAGTAAATAAAGATGTGTCAGACCAAATGTATATAGCATTTCTACCAAGTTTAGCTCCCATGATCCGTGATCCGGCGGCCAGTCTTTGTGTACCAGCAGTATTAGTTGCTGTTGGTATATATGTATTAATATCTTCTTGGTCCGAGAATCTTATAAACATATCATCTTGTGTAGCTTTATTACCAATTGTTGTTTCTGTTCCAAAAAATACTAAGTGACGATCGGGAGTAGATACTAACATATCTCTAGATGCTGTTGGTGCACCTGTTATAATTTGAGCTCTTTGTGAAGTAGCATTAGATGCATCACCGTCCCATGAAAAACATTCTCCGTTATGTATTAAAGCAATAAGAGTTGTACCTAAATTATCTAACGACCATAAACCAGGATCTGTAACTGAATCAGTATTTGCTGCCGGTGAGCCCCAACCAGTCCATGCTGTCGTATTAGTAACTGTAGCACCATTTGAGTGAGTAGTAGCTGTTGTACCTCTTGCTCCTCTTCCAATACCGGTTAATTTAGTACCGGTAATTCCTGTGTAAGATATTTCTTCACTGCCTATTTGTACATGGTTAGTACCTGATGTAGGAAAACCAGTCACTGATGTTAGTGTAATTTCTGTAGAAGAACTATTATTTCCTCCAGTGGTTCCTGTTATAGCTCCATCTAAGGTACTGGTTGCAGTTCCTAAAACACTACCACCCCATAAAGCAATACCCCAACCATAAGCTCCAACTTGTTCTGCTGGTCCTACATGATAGTATTGATAAAAAGTAATTCCTCCAGAAAGAGTTGCACCACTGTCTGTTTCGTTTGATGGCATTGTAATTGTTATTTCTGTAGCAGAAACAACACTAGTCACCATAAATTTTTTATCTGCAAAATCAGATGCACCAAAATTAGAATTAGTTATAGTTGAAAAAGAAGCCTCATTACCAAATAAAATTATATCACCTGCTTGAAAAGTATGAGTTCCTGAAAATGTAATAGAAACAATTGGTGATCCATTAGTGGTACTAAAACAATTTGTGATAGCCGTACCAGATGGATTTACTAAAGGGTGAATGTCATAAAATACACCACCTGAATATACATATAAAATTCTGTTAGTTCCTATCGCTGCAAATTTTGTAGAGGCTGAGTTAACAAAATGATGTAGACCTCTTGCTGAACCTGTTAGTTTGTTGACACCTAGCTGATTCCAACCACCTATTTTTTCAGGTGTACCATATCTAAAACGCACATTCTGACCACCAGTCCATTGAGACTCAGCACCAGTAGATGTGACTTGTTTATTGAATCCAGGTAAAAAACCTAATTTTTGTAACATATGACTCCATTATAATACTATTTAGAAAAGCCTGGTAGACCTAACATAGGTCTTCCATCAAATCTATTTTTATCAGCAAATGGGCCATTTACATGATTATAATGTAAGAATACTTGACCGCAAATGTCGCCCTCAAATGGCTCTCGCCAATGTTCGAACTCACAGCCACTATATACTAGCATATCTCCTACTTCAAGCAATACCTTTTCACCCTTTGGAGGATTAGGTTTTACTATATTATTTTCTACATCTATAACAGTGTCAGCACCCGTGCCATCAATGTATAGAGGCCAAGGATCACCACCTAAATTTAAAGTTGTAGATATTTCACAACTAGGTCTATCTTTGTGTCTTACTAAAACATCACCTTTTTTATAAGCTCTTGCGTATGAATACGTAGGTAATAAATCTAAATTTGTTTCTTGTTTCATTATAGGTAACATTTTAACTAATAGTGTTTCCATAACAGGATCAGCATAATGTGAATAAGTATCAGCACATTGACTATCTCCTCTGACTCCATATAAGCCAGTTTCAGCTATAATGTTATTATCGTACATGTATAAAGCAGCGTCTCTTTTTAAGAGAAAATAATTAAATATAAAATTAGCTAATTCATACGATAAAGCTTTTCTAATTATGTGATATTTAAACACGGAAACCCTCCTGTACAAAGTTAAATGAGATTGATATTCTTGTGTCTTTAGAAGTATTAGGTTGAACTTCATGCCATAACCAAGCAGGAAACATTATTATTCTACCAACTAAAGGTAACAAATGGCACTCGTTCCATAGATGTCTAGGTAGTTGTGTTTTTTTTCTGGCAGGCATAATCATTTGTACTCCTGGTCTTGGATCACTGCAAACTAAATTTCCAGATTTTTCATTTCCTTTTACATAATACACACCAGACCATAAAGCATTGGGATGTATATGAGGTTTGTTATAACCACCGGTAGGATTTAAGTTAGCCCAAATATTACCTATTACAGGTTTTCTTTCTAAAAATTCTTCTTGATAAATTTCTTCTTGCATATTGTAAAGTTCTTTAACTAATGGAGTAAATTCTGTTTGTGTGTCTTTTATATTATCAGAATGCCAACCATTTTTATTTGTTTTATTTACACCTTTATCTCTCTTACTCCAATTTATAATATAATTTGCTAGTAGATCATTATCTATTTTTATGTCTTTAGCATAAATAGTTGTTGGAAAAAATTGTTCTTTAATCATCTAAATGGTGTACCTCCAAACCAAACTACTAAAGATTTTCTAATTCCTTTAGTTACTGGTTTAACTCTGTGACGTAAAAAAGAAGCAAAGCAAATAGCATTTCCTTGAGTTATTGGTGCAGTCTTACCTTCATCTAATATTTCTAAATCACCTCCTTCAAATTCACTTTCATGATTTAATAAAAGAGTCATAGATATTTTTCTAACAGGTGGTTGATGATGACCAACAATATCTGTATCCATGTGCCATCCATAAAAACCACCAGTAGGATATTCTGTGTATTGTGCAGACTCTGTAATTCTAATATCGTCAAAACCAAAATGATTACGATTAGCTTTACCTATAAAAGTATCTAATGTGTCATATAAGTGTGGAAGTTTTTTAGGTGGTATCCAAGATATGGTAGTAACTCTTTTTTCAGTGTCATAATTTTTTTCTGCATTACCCATACCAACTAATGCTTTTTCAGGTTTTAAACTTCTTCCTGCATCCATTACTATTTTACATTGTTCTGGTGTAAGTATTGGATCAGTTGTTTTAATTACCCAAGTTTTCCATATAGGTTCTGTTATAACTTTGTTTTCGTACATTATATTACTCCTCTACTTTTTACACTATTATAAGCCACATCACAGTTAGCAGCTAAAGTTCGTCTAGTGTCTGGTCCAGTAAAAGGATAAACACAATGTCTCATATCATATGGAAAAATAAAAAAATCTCTTTCTCTAAGAACAGGTTCATAATCTATATGTGCAAACTGACCACTGGCTGATCCTAATATTTGTAGTTTACCATTTTGAGGATTGTTAGGTGCTGATATTTCTTTACCAAAATCTTTAGGTAATTTTAAAATCATAACTGAAGATAAACCTGTCGCTATATCACCTGTGTGTATATGTACAGGATTGTATTCATGTTCTTTCATTTCATTAACCCAAATTGATCTTAGTTCTAAGTTAGCTTCTTTGATTGCACTGAGCTCTATGTATTTTTCCATAGCGGATTTAAACCAAACTAATACATCTCTAGGTAAAAAGTTATGTCTTTTCATGTATGTTTCATTTCTACCAGAATAAAATAGACTATTTTCTTTTTCAATTTTGCCAACTAATTGTTCGCTAGCACTAGGTAATTGATTAAATTTTTGTTCATATATATGATTAATTACTTTAAATACATCTACAGGAACTTGTAGTTTTATTACAATCTGTCCTAAATATATAAAATTATGTTTCATCTATATTTATTTCTTTATAAGTTTTTGCTGCATCTACTATAGTTTTATTATCTTCATCTTTCAATACTTGTATTGGTATCTCTTCAAGACCTAATTCTTCTGCAGCCAAATATCTATTGTTACCATATACAACTTTATATTTATCATTATCCTCTACTACTAACAAAGGGTTTATTATATAGCCTGTCTTTTCTATATGTTTCTTTATTTTTTTATAAAGATCAGACTTCCTTTGATGCTTTGGGTTGTGCTCCAAGCTTCGATTCCGAAGATATAGCTTCTCTCTTTTGACTTTCAAGTTGTGCATTTTCTTTTTTAATACGTTCAATTGTTTTAAGTTGACCTATTACATTAAATACTTCAGGCTGACTTGATTGTGGACTTAGAGTATCTTTTCTATTTTCCATAACTTTGTGATAAGCATCTAATTGATGTGTATTAACATTTTTTTTGTCAAAACTACCATCATCATTTTCTACTTTTAATTTAGACCAAAGTTTAATTTCTCTCATTCTATCTCTAGCTACAAGTTCCATGTTAGCTCTAGAAAAATTTAATTCATCTAAATCAATTTTATATTTTTCTAAAGAATATTGTTTTTTAGAAAACCATTCATCAGTTGATGAATCAATACCACCTAGTTCAGCATCTTCTAATTCTTTTGACAAAAATTTAATTTTATCTTTTGTAAAACTAATTTTTGATTCGTTTCTTCTGTACTCAAAAGATAGTCTCATTATTTGTTCTAAATAAACATTTTGTTCTCTTACACATTGCCAATATTTAGAAGCTTTTGTTGGGTATCTTAAATCATTTAAAACAGAAAATCTCATTTCAGTTTCTGTTCTAAAAATTTGTTTTTTATTCCAAGTGTCTTTTAACTCAACTGTTAATTCTTTAAAGTCTTTAACGTCTTGGGGATCTAACATGTTGTGAAGATTGTTAGATTCGTTGTCTACTGCTTTTTGTATATCTCTTTTTACTGTCATAATATATTACCTTTCAAATAGTAATATATACAGTCTTATAATAAAGTCAATGATTAAGCTGGAGCAAGAGTAACTGTGTCAGCTCCAAAATTGTATATTTGTGTTCCAGTCCAACCTTCGTCACCCGGTGAAGTAAATGCGGGCGCTGTTCCACCTGCATACCATGCAGCAGTATTTGACGGTCCACTTCCATTTGACCCACCTTGAGTTTGAGCTGTGTTTAAAGGATTACCTGCAGTCCATGATGTACCATCCCATATTTCAGTAGTTGTATCTGGAGATCCACCATAGTTTAATATTGCAGATGTGCTTGTACAAGCAATTCCTGAATTTTGTCTAGAAGCTACAGTTGTTGGATTTTTTGCAGTCCAAGAGCTACCATCCCATAAATAACAAGTAGTGTAAGAAGTGTATCCACCACTGTATGACATACCACCCCAAGCTAAAACATCACTATTACTTTTTCCAGCAGCTGAAATCCATAAACGTTCAACATTAGGGTTTGAAGTTCCTGTAGTCCAAGAGCTACCATTCCAAGATTCTACTTCTGTTGTAATATTAATACTTTGTTGTCCAGCTATTGCTAAAGCTGATGTAGAGGTTCCACCTCCACCAATATTGTCTCTACTACTATTTAAACTAGGGGTTGATGTCCAGTTAGTACCATCCCATTTTTCAGAAGCACCAGTGTAGGGATCTAAGTAACCACCAAATATTAATGCAGCTGTACCAGAAATTCCTGCGCTTCCTAAACCTCTTCTTGTAGTATTAACATTATTTGCAGTACTCCAAGCTGAACCATTAAAAGTTTCTGTAGCATTTTGATTAGCTTGACCTCCTGGAGTTAAAGTTATACCTGCAGCTACTACTCCATCATTAGAGCTTGACCCTGCTGAACCAACAGATTTTCTTCCGTTGTTCATAGTAGCGCTTGATGTTGTCCAAACACCATTGTAATAAACATTTCCTTTAAATTGAGCAGTAGTTGAGTTGTACCACAACTGACCTGCAACACTTACAGATGGATTACCTGCAATTGTTTGAATTTTTATTCCTCCAATTTCTTTATAATCTGCCATATTATGTTGTTCCTAACGTTACTGTTGATGGACCAAAATTATATATTTGTGTTCCAGTCCAACCTTCGTCTCCTGGTGAAGTAAATGCAGGAGCTGTTCCACCAGCATACCATGCTCCAGTTGTAGAAGGTCCACTTCCATTTGAACCACCTTGAGTTTGATTTGTATTTAATGCATTTCCAGCTGTCCATGAAGTACCATCCCATATTTCAGTAGCTGTGTCTGGTGATCCTCCATAAGATATTCCTGAACTTGTACTGTCACAAGAATTTCCTGAATTTGCTCTTCCAGGGTTTACTGTAGGATTTTTTGTAGTCCAAGAACTACCATCCCATAAATAACATGTTGTATAATAAGTATATCCTCCACTGTATATTGCACCACCAAACGCTAAAGCGTCTGTGTTACTTTTTCCAAAAGCATTAACCCATAATTTCTCTACTCCAGGAGTAGAAGTTCCTGTAGTCCAAGAACTACCATTCCAAGATTCTACTTCAGATGTAATGGCAATACCTTGTTGACCAGCTATTGCTAAAGCTGATGTTGAAGATCCAGTACCACCACCAGGAATGTTTCTAGAACTATTTAAACCTGGTGTTGCTGTCCAGTTCGTACCATCCCACTTTTCTGAGTTTGATGTATAAGGATCTAAATAACCTCCGAATATTAATGCCGCTGTTCCAGAGACTCCAGCACTACCCATTGATCGTCTAGTTGAGTTAATATTGTTTGCTGTAGTCCAAGCAGAACCATTAAAAGTTTCTGTTGAGTTTTGATTAGATTGACCTCCTGGAGTTAAAGTTATACCTCCGGCTATTTGTCCATCATTAGTTGATGATCCTGATGAACCAGCATTTTTTCTACCATTGTTCATCGTTGCGCTTGATGTTGACCAAACGCCATTGTAATAAAGTTCTCCCTTCGCTACTTTTGAGACAGAATTATACCACAACTGACCCGTTTGTTTATTTGACGGATCTGCTCCAAGGTAATTAACTTTTCCTCCGTATATATCTCTATATGTTGCCACTTATTTTTACTCCTCCAATGTTATAGCAGCTGGTCGTGCTCTATACAAGTCAGACGTTTCATCTTTTCTAGGGTCATCGTCTGGTATAGCATCCCATTCAGCTTGTGCATCGGCTACGTGCGCATCCACAAGAGCTTGGGCTTCAGCTAAAGTTTTTCTAACTCCAGCTACTCCAGCAATCCATCTATTAGCTCTTTGTGAGTTTGCATTTACTCTCCACAATCCAGCTGGAAAAGATAAAAGGTCAAGATGTGCCGAATCTTCATTCGTTATAAAACCCTTTCCCCAGTTAGTTGCGACGCAGTATTGATAATTTGCCATAGTTTGCTCCTCCTTAAGTCGTTGATAAAGTTTTTGTTTCTACTCCGTAAAGAAATTCTTCCGTAGCATCTGATTCATTACCAGGTAATGGTGTACTACCATATCCACCAAATGCAAGTGCGGCAGCTTGTGTTCCAGCTCCACCTAAAGCTTTTCTTGCTGTAGACATGTTAGTACTATTTGACCATGATGTACCATCATAAAGTTCTGTTTCATTTCCTAAACCAGGAATGCTAGGTCCACCAGCAAAAGCAACTGAAGCTGATTGTGTAGCATTTGTACCACTACCTATTTGATCTCTAGCTGTGTTTAAAGAATTA